AAGATAAGCCAATTAAATCTATTGAAGATGACGAAGTTTATGCTAAGTTACTTCAGAAAAAAGACGGAACATATAAGCATATGATTAGAACATCTACCGATGGTAAACTATATAATCCAATGTCTATCTATGGTCAAGAAAAAACAAATGATTTTTTAGATAGAGTATGTAAGTCTAATGATAAATTTAAAACGGTTAATGAGAAAGCCTTTAACTGGTATGTGCAGTTTTTAAGTACTAAAAATTTAGGATGGTTCCATAATGCAGAAAGAGAGATTGAATAATGGGAAGAATTAACAGAACACAAAAATATGCTGCTATGTGGCTACATAGTCAAGGTTGGGCTGTCAGTAAAATTGCGAACGAATTAGAATTGACAGATGCTCAAATCAAGAATGCAGTCAAAGGATCAAAAGAAAAAGCAGACAATGGCATTAAAACAAAATCCGCTGTTGTTTCTAAAGATCCAAAATCATCTAACTTAATGATTACGGAAAGTAATTCTGGATCACATAAAGTCGCTGTTATGACTAAAGCTGCTTCTGAACAAGCGGATGCTATAGCAAAAGAACATAGAGCCAAACCAACCCCAGATAATCCAAATATTTTTAAGCCATATGGATGATTTAAACTTAGATGACATTATCTCTGAAGATGAAGAAAAAGCTTTAGAGTCATTACGCATAAAAATACATAAGGCTTTAGAGGAACAAAAAAATAAAGCTAAAAGTAATTTTTGTGAAAATTCCGAAAAGATAATGTCTGACGATAATTTACTACAAGACAATCCTGTAGAGCCTCGTCATATTACTACTTATGATAGAGAAATATATATAAATTTTAGCGTAGAAATGACAGCTTTAGATGATAACGGTCACTTTAAAGAGATAGTAGATTTGGGAACAAACTATTATCATATTCCTGTAGGTTCTGGTGTGGATTACAAGAAGCATTTTGATGAGTTTTTAGAAAACTTTAATAAACAATTGGGTCAGTATGCTAAAAAGATTACTGTACAAGTCGATGACACAACCAAATAAATATATATCGAAATATTCTAACGATAAACCCGTTTCGCCTGCTCAATATATAACAGAGCTTATCTGCGAAAGAAAAGCTATTAAGGATAAAGCGGATTTACATTATAGGTTTTGGGTTTCAAAAGAATGGGAAAAGTTTTTTAAAAGCCAAATAGGATCGGCTCACAAGCTACTTAAGACGTATTCAGATAAGGCAATTATAAACGCGCTCCTAACAGCAAAAGGTAAAAGAATATACTCATTGCGAGCACCTCATTTACCTCCTATGATAGAACAGGAGCAAAAGAAGTTAGACGCTCAAAACACAGACTTTACTAAAACTGTAGAGAGAAAATCAAAAGTCACATACAGCAAACCAAAAAATAAAAAAGGTATAATTTCCAAGCTAGAGGATTTAGATAATGGCACTTAAAGAAGATATTAAAAAACAATTTGGTGACGAGGTAGTTCTTTCAGGTAATTCTATTGTTGACAAAGATCAGATTATTATTCCGGTTAGTCCAGCTTTGGACCTTGGTTTGGGTGGTGGAATTCCAGAAGGTAGTTTTGTTATTTTTACTGGACAGCCTAAATGTGGTAAAACAACATCGTCATTAGACTTCACTGCCACTGCGCTAGAAGAAAAATATCAAGGGTCTTTAAAAAAGCCTAGACAAGCATTTTATTTAAATATTGAAGGAAGACTAAAGAAAAGAGATCTTCAAGGTATTGCAGGTTTAGATCTAGATCGTTTTGAAATTATAGGTTCTCAACAAGGTAAAATTTTACACGGAGAAGAATACCTAGCAATTGCAGAACGTATTATTAATGAGATTCCAGGATCTATTATTATCATAGACTCTTATTCTGCCCTATGCACAGAGGCTGAAATTACATCTAGTATGGATAAAATGCAGCGTGCAGATGGTGCTAAGTTATTAGCTAAGTTTTGTAGAAAAGTCGCAAATGTAATACCAGTTAATAAAAATATTGTTATCGGCATTACGCACCTAATGGGGAACCCAACAGGATACGGCAAAGCATTTAAAGAAAAGTCAGGTCAAGCAGTAGCTTATCAAACTGATGTCAAGTTATGGGCTGAACAAGTAGAAGCATGGAATGAACCTGCTACGGGACCACAAATTGGTCAAAAGGTCACATGGAAGATAGTCACTTCTGCACTTGGTCCTCCGGGAGGTAAAAGTGTTAGCTACTTACGTTATGGGCATGGTATAGATGGTGTGCATGAATTAACAGAATTGTGTGCAGACTTAGGGATTATTAAAAAGGGCGGTGCTTGGTATACCCTAATATCTGTCAAAGATACACCTAAGTTTCAGGGAGCAGCAAAAGTTAGGGAATATCTAGCTGCTAACCCTAAAGTGGCAGATCAATTACATAAAGAGTTAAAAGAAATGATGGGACTAACAGTATGAGCAGGACTGTTGTTGACCTAGATGGAAGTATTGTAAAGTTGAATCTATCTAGAGGTATTACTCGTGCCTCTGGTAGAAACACTAGATCTAAATACCATATCGCAGCAAGACAACTAATTAAAGAGTGTTTTCCTACTCTACAGATTTGTGAAGAAATTACCATACCTTTAAAAAAAGGACATACAGTTTATTTAGATTTTTTCTTACCATTGAATAACAAATGCATAGAAGTGCATGGCGAACAACATTACAAATTTATTCCTCACTTTCATCAAACTATGATGGGATTTGCAAAACACAAACAACGAGATAGAGAAAAACAAGAATGGTGTGAATTAAATAATATTGAATATATTGAGTTACCATATAATGAAGATATTGAACAGTGGAAGCGGAGAATCTTAAATGACGAATACAGTAAAGACCTCTAAGGAACAGGTCGAATTTTGGGATAATGTTTTAGATGACTATGAAAAGGGTATTGGTCTTCCTAATTATTCTAGTGATAGTTTACCGGAGGAAGAATTACAAGAGTATTTAACAATGAATAGAAATGTGCTTGAAAAATTAGACATAGTACAATGTGCAGAAATTGCTTTTAGAATCGGACAGTACGGATTCCATGTACAAAGAACTTTGAATCGTGAACAAGCGCGTATGAATTGGGCTGAGAATGAAATTAAGATAGTAATAGCTGATGAAATTAATAATTACAAAGGCTATGGATATATAGAAAAATCTTCTCAAGCAATAAAACATAACGATAAAGCAAGTCAATTAAATAAAATTGTTACATTTGCTAAACAACGTATGGATCGACTAACCTATTTATCGAGTTCATTAAAAAATCTTTCAGATATCCTAATTTCAATACAAAGAGCAAAAGGAATGGTGAAAAATGGCTGAGAATCTTTCAGAAAATCAAATCAAACAAATGATTGCTATGCTAAAGGGCATGCTACCAGAAGAATCTGACAATTCACCTGAGCCTCCAAAAGAAACTGAAGCTGAAGGCCCCATTAGAACCAGAGGTAGTAGAAGGCCACAATTTATTGAAAACAAATTTGATACTATGGCAGAAAAGAATTTACATAGAGCAGATATTGAGATCGATAAAAAATTGAATAAATATGGTCCTACGCCCAGAACTAGAAAATTCAAAACCGTAAAAGTAACCTGTAGAGTTTGCCATAAGACAGAAGAGGTTAATCCTGCTATCTTGACAGACACTCCAGATAGATACAAATGTAATGCTTGTTCAAGGAGTGCTGGATAATGGTGCTTTCGGATACAGCAGCAGAAAGAGCAGTGCTTGCTGGAGTATGCCAGTATGGAGATGATGCATATCTTGATATTGCAGATATAGTACAAGATACTTCTTTTACTGTTGATAGCAATAAAATTATTTTCCAGTGTTTAAAAACAATCTTTGAAAGAGATCACAAGGTTTCTGTAGATGTCGCGTTGATTTTTTCCACAGCTGAAGAATTAGGTCTTTCTAATGTATTTAGCAAAAAAGAAGAAGTTCAACATCTTAAAGCAGTGTTAGATTTTCCTGTTAATTTAGGTAATGTTCGAAAGTTTGCTGCAAAAATTCGCAAGCTAGAAATAGCAAGGTTACTAAGAAAACAATTAGATAAAGCTCAAGATAAAATCTTAGATGTAACCGGAACAGAATCTATTGGTAGTATTCTCGGTATTGCAGAAGATACCGTATTTGATTTTACTAATATGCTTAATGATGTAGATAACAATCCTGTAGCTATTAGTGATGATCTAGATGAATATGTTGAGGGCTTGATTAATAATAAAGTTGATCAAGTTGGTATACCTACTGGGTTTCCTGTATATGATCAAGCTATTGGTGGAGGATTACGACGTAGTACAGTTAACGTTATTGCTGCTAGACCTAAAACAGGTAAAACATTGTTGTCAGATAATATGGGCTTTCATATAGCTAATCAGCTTCAAATTCCTGTATTAAATATGGACACAGAAATGACTAAAGAAGATCATTTAAACAGAGTGATGGCCATGATGACAGAAATTGAGATTAATGATATAGAAACAGGAAAATTTGCACAGACACCAAATAAAGATATGAAGGTCAAGCAGGCAGTCAAAGACCTAAAACAAACAAAACTATTCTATAAATCTATAGCAGGTAAGCCTTTTGAAGATCAGCTATCGATTATGAGAAGATGGCTTATTAAAGAGGTAGGATTAAATGAAGATGGTACCGCTAAGGATTGTGTAATTTTTTATGATTACCTAAAGTTAATGGATAGTCAAGGAATGAGCCAAGATATGAAAGAGTATCAAGTACTTGGCTTTATGATGACAGCTTTACACAATTTTGCTACGAGATACAAAGTTCCAATTGTAGCTTTTATACAATTAAATAGAGATGGCATCACAAAAGAAAGCACAGATACAGCCTCTGGTTCAGATAGAATTGTTTGGCTGTGTAGTAATTTCAGTATATTTAAACGCAAAACTTCTGAAGAGATAGCAGAAGATGGACCTGATAATGGGAATAGAAAACTAGTTCCTTTAATTAGCAGACATGGTGGTGGTCTTGATGATAATGATTACATTAATTGTAACATGAAAGGCTGGTGTGCTAAAATTACTGAAGGTAAAACAAAATTAGAAGTAATGAATAATAATAAAAATGATAGTGATGGATTTATAGTAGAGGACGAAAATGCTAATGACCAAGAAATCCCGTTTGAATGATCAAGCAAAATTAAAAATTTTGTGCGATGACCTTTGTGATAACATAGAAGATCTTTTAGATCACTTTGGATTAGACTATAAAGATCATGGTAAAATGATTAGTATGGCTTGTCCTATACATGAAGGAGATAATGAAAGTGCTTTAAATTTATATGTTGAGGGAGATACTTATAGGGGTAATTGGAAGTGTAGAACACACGGCTGTGAAAAATGTTTTAAGGGATCTATTATAGGTTTTGTTAGAGGATTATTGTCTAACAAAAAGCATCAATGGTCAGAAGAAGGCGATAAAACTGTAACTTTTAAAGAAACCATAGACTTTATTACTTCTTTTCTAAAAAAAGACTTGAATGATATTACGGTTTCCAACGAAACACGAAATAAAAATAGATTTACTAATGCTGTTAGTCACATTAAAAATAATGTTAAAGTCGATACTACAAATTGCTTAACAAGAAATCGTATTAGAGGACTTCTACAAATACCCGCAAAGTATTACATAGATAGAGGATTTACTCCTTCTGTTTTAGATAAATATGATATTGGATTATGTACCAATCCCGCTAGAGAAATGCATAACAGGGTTGTTGCCCCCATATACGATTCAGATTACACATACATGATAGGCTGTTCTGGTAGGAGTATTTTTGAAAAATGTGACAAATGTGGGTGTTTCCATGACCCTAACAATGATTGCCCCCAAGACCATCAAAAATATTTATATTCTAAATGGAAGCATAGTGCGAATTTCAAAAGTCAAAATTCTTTATATAATTTTTGGTTTGCTAAAAAACACATACAGGAAACGGGTGTGGTTATTTTGGTAGAAAGTCCCGGTAATGTATGGAAGCTAGAAGAAAATGATATACATAATAGTGTTGGTATTTTTGGTGCAGCATTAAGCGATAGACAAAAAATTATCCTAGACTCATCTGGAGCAATGACTATTATAGTTCTAACAGATAATGATGAAGCTGGCAAAAAAGCAGCACAACAGATCAAAGAAAAATGCGAAAATACTTATAGAATATTTATTCCATCTATTACTAAAGCAGATATTGGCGATATGACTTCAGAGGAAATTGATACGGAAATCAAAAGCTATATAAGAGGTATATTATGATATTAGCATTTGCTGGGAGAAAACAATCAGGTAAGACCACATCTGCAGAATTTGTTAAGAATGTTTTTGAAAACCGTGGATTAGGCATAAGTAAACTATATAATTTTGCTGACCCTTTAAAAAAAGATGTTTGCATGAATGTCTTAGGTTTAACATACCATCAATGCTACGGTTCTGATGAATCAAAAAATGAATTAGTAGATTGCTATTGGCCTGATACAGACAAGAAAATGACAGCTAGAGAGGTTATGCAATATGTTGGGACTGATGTTTTTAGGAAAATACAAAATAATGTTTGGGCTGGTGCAACTATAAAAAAAATACATTTAGAAAAATCAGATTTAGCAATTATTGCGGACTGTAGATTTCCCAACGAGGTTGACGCTATTAAAAATGATGGTGGGTTAGTTGTCAAACTTAATAGAAACCCCTACAACTCAAATCATGCTAGTGAGGCTGCACTAGATGCCAGCCAATACGATTCATCGAACTTTGATTTGGTCATTGATAATGGTGACCTAACTATTGGAAAGCAAAACGAAATAATTCACGACTTTCTAATAGATAAAGGAATTTTACCATTATAGTCACATATATTAGAAGTAGTTCATATGGCACACATTCTATGTGTCCAATGCAATACTTTATAGATTTGATAAATTTATCAAAAAAAGAAATCAAATTTATAGAGAAAAAAATTTATGACGGATCTGGTCCGGATGGAATTTACAA